TATAAGAAAGGATGCGCGATGGTCAAAAAGAAGACCAAAACTCCTCGAACTCCCGAGGAAGCTGAGCGATTAGCGATCAGTGCTGCCATGGAACTCGCAACACAGCAGATTCTTGATGGTACTGCGAGCAATTCGATGATCATTCATTTCCTCAAGCTGGGCTCCAGTCGCGAAAGACTTGAGCAGGCTCGACTTGAGGCTGACACAACCCTAGCTCGGGCCAAGGTTTCAGCACTTGAGTCGGCTGCTCGCACCGAGGAATTGGTTCAGGAAGCACTGGCAGCCTTCAAGGTATATTCTGGAGATTCGGATGCGGAGCTATGACGAACTAAGCCACCTACACACATTCGAAGAACGTCTCGAGTACCTCTCACTCAATGGAGTATTTTTCGGCGAGACCTTCGGCGGATCCAGGTGGCTGAATCAGAGTTTCTACCAAAGCGATATTTGGCGAGAGGCTCGCACCCAAGTTATCGCGAGAGATCTTGGATGCGATCTCGGCCTTGAGGGTTATGAGATTCACGACGGCATTGTCGTGCATCACATCAATCCACTAACGCCTAGACAGTGCGAGAGTTTCGACCCATGCATGTGGGATACTAATAACCTCATATGCGTTAGTCGAGATACTCATAATGCAATCCATTACGGAACCAAGGCATTGGCTCTCGACGACTTCGATCCAAGATCACCCGGCGATACGAAACTATGGTAGGAGGCTAAATGTCGATTCTACAGGACACAAAGACCTACCTCGGGTTGATGGAGGATGACAATTCGTTCGACAGCGAAGTCAAGGACGCCATCGATAATGCGTTGGCAACCGCGACTCAGCTAAACCGAGAAGTTGGCGACCTATCGTCCGAGGCAGATTATCCCGCCACGACTCTTGGTCGGATCCTACGTCAGTATGTGAACTTCTCAGTTCGACTGATGTTCGATCCACCGCAGACCTCATTCGCCATCAAGGCAGTCGAGGCGTTGCAGAAAGAGGCGGAGTGGCGACTGACCATTCAATGATGGGAGAAAACCATGAGCGAAGAAACTCTGTCTCACTATGGCGTCCTCGGTATGAAGTGGGGCGTCCGTAAGAAGACGGAAAGCTCCGGCGGAGTCGGACTTCGATCCGTCGAGGAGAAGAAGAAGATCGGTGAAGCAGTCAACGCCGAGGCCTTCCGAAAGGAACGAGCCAAAGCTGAGAAAGCCGCCGAGAAGGAACGCAAGAATCAAGATTCTAACCTCAAGAAGGCCGCTAAGGCAGCCGCTGCCTCGGCTAAGAAGGCCGCCGCTGCTGCCAAGAAGGGCGCGAAAGCTGCTTCTCAAAAGCATGCAGCTAACAAGGCTGCTCGAGCCGAGAAGGCTGCTGAACGGGCCCGTAAGAAGCTTGAGAACCAGAAGATTAAGGAAGCTCGCAAGGCTGAAGCTGAACGCAAGAAGAAGCAGAAGGAAGCCGAGCGAGCCGAGAAGAAGCGAATCGCCGACGAGAAGAAGGCGGCTAAGGAAGCCGAGAAGAAGCAGAAGGAACTCGAGAAGCAGAAGATCCCCAAGGGAGGTATTTCAGCCGACCTGCGCAAGGAAGCTCCTCGCCGTCTCTCGTCCACGGATCTCATTGAGCAAAACAAGCGACTCAATCTTGAGAAGCAGAATTACGAACTCAAGGAGAAGCTCCGCGAGTACGAGAATCAAAATAGGAGTGCTCTTGCCAAGACAGCAGATCTCTTCGTCGACGAGGCTCGAAAGAACCTGACGAAGTATGCTGCCCGGACAGCAACCGACATGCTCACGGCAGCTCTCGACTCCAAACTCAAGGGTACGGAGTATGAAGGAGTGGCTAAGATGGCTAAGGAGTCCTTAAACCTCGACGCGATCATCAAGAACGCGACAGGCAAGAAGTAGGTATGGCGCTATCAAACACTGCTACGCCTAAATACTATGCCCAGTTCCGCGAAAAGGTTCTTGCTGGTGAGATTCCGGTCTCGCACACCATCGAGATGGAGATGAATCGGATCGACGACTTGATCGCCAACCCGAGATACTTCTACGATGATGGTGCCATCGACGGTTTTATCGCTTTCTGCGAGAATGAGATGACCCTTGTGGACGGTAGTGATCTAACTCTGCTGGATTCGTTTAAGCTCTGGGCCGAATCACTTCTTTCGTGGTTCTACTTCGAGAAAGTGACGAAGTTCGTTCCTGACGAGACTGGTCACAATGGTCGATATGTTCAGGTCGACGTTAAGAGACGTTTGGTCAACAAGCAATACCTTATCGTCGCGCGAGGTGCAGCCAAGTCCATGTATATGGCATTCATCCACGCCTACTTTCTGACGATCGACCCGACTACAACGCACCAGATCGCAACGGCACCGACCATGCCTCAGGCTGAAGAGACATTATCCCCATTCAAGACTGCCATTACACGCAGTCGGGGACCTCTGTTCAAGTTCCTGTCTGCGGGGACTGTTCACGCAACAGTTGGTGCCAAGGCCAATCGATCTCTACTCTGCCCGACAAAGAAGGGAATCGAGAACTTCTCGACAAACTCCCTCCTTGAGGTTCGTCCTATGAACGTCGACAAACTTCAGGGCTTGCGTTCTAAGGTGAACACAATCGACGAATGGCTATCTGGCGATGTTCGTCAGAACGTCATCTCTGCTCTCGAGCAGGGTGCGTCGAAACTCAACGACTGGGTCATCGTTGCGGTATCATCCGAGGGTACTGTCCGAAACGGCGTCGGCGATTCCATCAAAATGGAATTACTTTCAATCCTTAAGGGTGAGTACTATGACCCGCACTCGTCGATCTGGTATTATCGGCTGGACGACGTGTCCGAGGTTGGGGATCCAAACATGTGGGTTAAGGCCCAGCCCAACCTTGGCAAGACCGTGTCTTACGACACATACCAACGAGATGTCGCTAGGGCTGAGAATGTCCCGTCCGCAAGGAATGATATTCTGGCAAAACGATTTGGAATCCCGTGTGAGGGATACACATACTTCTTCAAGTACGAAGAAACCATCCCCCACAACCCACGAGAGTTCTGGCAAATGCCATGTGCCATGGGCGCGGACCTTTCTCAGGGCGATGACTTCTGTGCATTCACGTTCTTGTTCCCACTCTCCACTGGAGACTTTGGGGTCAAGACGCGAGCGTATATAACTACCCGCACGTTCGACAAGCTTCCGGCCGCCGGACGCGCGAAGTACGAGTCATTCATCAGAGAAGGTTCGCTCCAGGTCATGGATGGAACAATCCTGGACATGATCGAAGTCTACAACGATCTCGACGAATACATCTTGAGATCCGAGTACGATGTTCGAGCGTTCGGGTACGATCCATACAACGCCAGAGAGTTCGTTGAGAGATGGACAACTGACAACGGACCCTACGGTATCCACAAAGTCATTCAGGGCGCTCGAACAGAATCAGTTCCGCTAGGCGAGCTCAAGAGTCTGGCTGAAGATCGGAGACTCATCTTCGATCAAGAGCTATTCTCCTGGGCAATGGGTAACACTATCACCCTTGAGGACACCAATGGTAACCGAAAGATCTTGAAGAAACGAATGGATCTTAAGATCGACTCAGTTGCCGCACTCATGGATGCGTGGGTCGCATACAAACAGCAACTCGATGATTTCAACTAACGAGAGGAGGTAATATGGGTATTATGTCACGGTTGACTCGGGCGTGGAACGTGTTCGCACATGATCGCCCTGATCGTTACACGCATAGTAACTACAGCGAATACCGCCCAAGCTACCGTTCTATCGGATCTACAAACCTGGTCCAAACACTATACAACAAGATTGCGTTGGATGTTGCGAATACTCCAATTCGTCATGTCAAAGTAGATCAAAATGGTAGGTATGACAGTGAGAAGGACTCTTCACTGAACGAATGTTTGTCTCTGATGGCGAACATCGATCAGACCTCGAATGCTCTTATCTACGAGCTTGTCTACACGATGCTCGAAACTGGTAGCGCAGCTCTGGTTCCAGTTGACACAGACACTGCTCTGAACGAGGAAGGGTCGTTTGATGTCCTTTCTCTCCGCGTTGGACGAATCGAGAGTTGGTACACTGACTCGGTTGATGTGAATCTATATAACGATCGTAGCGGTAATCGAGAAACAATTCGTATCTCGAAGAATTCCGCAGCAATCGTGTACAGTCCACTATATGATGTTACCGCTAGCAACAGCTCTTTGGCTAACCGCCTTGCTCGAAAGCTCGATGCGCTTGATGCTATCGACAATTCCGCTCTCGGTAAGAAGTTGGATCTGATCATTCAACTTCCATATTCGGTCCGAGGCGAACTTCGACAGCAGCAGGCTGAGACTCGACGTGAAGCGATTGAGCAGCAACTTCGAAATTCTGAAATTGGCGTAGCATACGTCGATGGAGCTGAGAAGATCACGCAGCTCAACCGTCCTGTCGAGAATAACCTGCTTGATCAGGTCAAGTACCTTTCCGAGCAGCTGTATAACGCCCTCGGTTTCACAGAGAGCGTATTCAATGGCACGGCCGATGCTGAGACCAATCTGTCTTACTACAACCGGACAGTTAAGCCGATCCTCGATACGATCACGAAGTCGGCAACCATGGTCTTCCTGACCAAGACCGCTCGGTCTCAGGGTCAGCGGATCATCTACGTGAGGGATCCGTTCGCGGCAACCTCGCTCGACAGTATCGCATCGATGGCTCAGACGTTCATCACCAACCAGGTTATGACTCCGAACGAGATCAGGTCGATTATTGGCTTGCCGCAGTCCACAGATCCCAAGGCGGATCAGTTGGCCAATCCGTATACGTCATCCGCAAACGCGGATCAACGGTCTAACAACGACCAGGAGGTTCAAAATGGCAGCGCCTAATGACGTCGCCGACTTCGACGGGTGGGCAACCGTCGCAGGCATCAAGTGCTCCGATGGGCGAGTCATCTCTCATCACGCATTCGAACAGAACGATGGGGCTGTCGTCCCTCTCGTCTGGCAGCACGGTCACGACAACGTGACTAATGTTCTCGGGCACGCCCAGCTTGAGAAGAAGGCTGAGGGTGTTTACGCCTATGGATTCTTCAACGGATCTCAGCAGGCCGAACATGCTCGCGAACTGATCGAACACGGCGATGTTACCGCTATGTCGATCTTCGCGAACAACCTCAAGCAGGACGGCAACGTTGTCAAGCATGGCAACATTGTCGAGGTGTCGCTCGTCCTTAAGGGTGCTAACCCCAAGGCGACGATCGAGAACGTCACCATGGCTCACTCCGATGGCGAGGGTTACTCTGCGATCATCAAAATGGGTGACGGAGACGTGTCTCACGAAGACTTCGAGGGCTCCGAGGAATCGGACTCCGAAGATGAGTCCTCTGATGAGGACAAGACCATCGGTGAGATCCTTTCTACGCTCACCGAAGAGCAGCTTGAGGCTGTCAATTACCTCATTGCTGCAGCCATCGAAGGGGAGTCTGAAGACTCCGAAGAGACCAACGAAGAAACTGAGGAAGATATGAAGCACAATGTCTTTGAGGGCGACAAGACCCCCAAGAACACGCTGTCCCACGCAGCTTTCGCTGAGCTGGTTGAGACTGCCAAGCGAAACAACACCACACTGCTCGACGAGCTGAAGCACGCCGATTACGGAATCGAGAACATCGGCTACCTTTTCCCGGATGCTAAGAACATCACTGACGAGCCTATTACTCTCGACCGCGATCAGTCTTGGGTTTCCGTCGTCATGAACGGAACCAAGCACTCGCCTTTCGCTCGAATCAAGTCTGTCCTCGCGGACATCCGTGACGACAAGGCCCGAGCCAAGGGTTACGCCAAGAAGGCTCAGAAGAAGACCGAAGAGGTCATCAAGCTTCTGACCCGTACGACGTCTCCCACGACGATCTACAAGAAGCAGAAGCTCGATCGCGACGACATCGTCGACATCACCGACTTCAACGTCGTCTCTTGGCTCAAGAACGAGATGAAGGGTAAGCTCAACGAGGAAATCGCTCGCGCAATTCTTATCGGCGATGGTCGTCTGATCACCGATCCCGATCGAGTTGACGACGAGGCCATTCGTCCGATCCTGAAGGAGAATGACCTCTATGCCATTCACAAGTCGCTCGAAGCCAACACCACTGACGAGACTCTTGTGGACGACATCGTCCTGGCATCGGCCGAGCTTGAGGGTTCCGGCGCTCCGACGCTCTTCATTGCGAAGAAGCGCCTGGTCAAGATGCTTCTCCTGAAGGACAAGAACGGTCGTCGTCTGTATGAGACCGAGGCATCTCTCGCGGGTGCTCTTGGCGTCTCCAAGATCGTGACCATTCCTCAGTTCGAGGGTCTGGAGCACGAGATCAAGGGTGTTAACCACGAGCTTCTGGCTATCGTGGTTGATCTGCGCGACTACACCATTGGTTCGAACGCCGGTGCGGAGCTCGGTATGGCCGAATCCTTCGACATCGACTTTAACCAGTACAAGTACCTGATGGAGACCCGTCTTTCGGGTTCTCTGACGGCACCGTACTCGGCCCTGACGATCTCGCGCAAGAAGGCGTGATCTCATGTCGAGGTTTAGCGGAAAGCTAGGCTTCGTGACGACGCGTGAGACGGAGGCAGGTGTTTGGCTAGAGGACGTTGTCGAGATCAAGGCTAAAGGGACTATCCGTAGTCTATATGTCAGGAACGACAATTCTTCTTCGGCCAACACCAACCTCCGTCTCACCAACGAGATCAGCGTTCTGATGGACACGAAATTCCAAACCTACCTCGAGACTCTGAAGTACGTAGTATGGAAGGGTTCAAAATGGGAGGTACAATCCATCGGCGTGAACTATCCACGGCTGACTATCAATCTAGGCGGTCTGTATGCGCACGTATAGAGACCTCCTATATATGCTTCGGCAAGCGGTTCAGCATGACCGGGTATATTTTCAACCTCCAGAGAATCTGAAGATTGAATATCCAGCCATTGTCTTCCACTTGTCGAAGATAGAAATTGGCCATGCTTCCGACGTACCATACAAGGGTGCTAAGGAATACTCGGTCATTCTCATCACCAAGGATCCAGAGCCAGACGTGATCGACGAAATCCTCAAGATCCCGTATTCGTCTTTGGATACGACATACATCTCGGACGGAATGAATCATTTCGTCTTCACGGTTTACCTTTAAGGAGGGTATCCTATGGCACAGATCAAGTGGGACGAAGAGGGCTCCCATTTCTATCACACCGGCGTTAACAAGGGTGTTCTGTTCCCCTTCGACAACACTCAGAACCGCTACGGCACTGGTGTTGCCTGGAACGGTCTTAAGACTGTCACGGAGACTCCGGAGGGCGACGAGTCCTCGGATATTTATGCCGACAATGTGAAATATCTAACACTGATGTCGGCTCCGTCGTTCAAGTTCACGATCGAGGCATACACCTACCCCGACGAGTTCGCCGTCTGTGATGGTACCGCTCAGCTGATTAAGGGTGTCAACTTCGGTCAGCAGCCGCGTACACGCTTTGGGTTCTCTTACTGCACGAAGCTGGGTAACGACACCAAGGGCGATTCTTACGGCGAACTGCTGCACATCATCTACGGTGCTACCGCTGCTCCTTCCGAGCGTGCGTACAACACGGTCTCCGACTCTCCGGAGGCGATCTCGTTCTCCTGGGAGTGCTCGACCGTCCCTGTCCAGGTGGATGGCTTCCAGCCGGTCTCGGTTGTCACGATTGACTCTTCGAAGCTCGAGGCGACAAAGTACAAGAAGTTGACGGACAAGCTTTATGGTGTCGCAGCCGGTGGTGGCGCTACCCCGACGCTGGTCATGCCTAACGAGCTGCGTGCGCTTCTTCAGTGATCTCGCTCACGCTTGAGTTTGGGGGAGAGGAGCGGTTTGACGAGCGTAGTAATACGTTTGTTACACTGGAGCCGTTTACAATTACTCTTACGCATACCCTGTCCGCGGTGGCTGAGTGGGAATCCGTCTATAAGCGGTCTTTCCTGGAGACCCCACCACAGACTGGCGAAGAGTTAGTGTATTACATCCAGTGTATGTCGGACCGCCCTCTTCCTCGAGATTTCGTCAAGAGGCTCGACCAATCCATTCAGGTCGAGATAGCAGACTATTTGTCTGACAATGCTACGGCGACAGTTCTATGGAACCCACCTTCAAACGGTGGCCCACGAGATGTTATGACCAGCGAACTTATCTACTGGTACATGACTCAGCTGGGTATCCCATTTGAGGCTGACAAGTGGAATTTGAATCGGCTATTAATGCTGATTCGTCTAGCCGCGGCCAAACAGAACAACCAAAAGCCGGATGCCCGGGCCTTTGCTCAGCGTGCGGCGATGAACCAAGCCCGTAGGGCTAGAACAGGGAGTAGAGGATGATTGATATTCCTGCTGATGCACAGGTCCCGGCAGGGCCTGACCCGCATGAGGACCGAGACCGAGCGATTTACGAAGGGAAGTAAGTTTTGAGTAAGATCGATGACGTTTTGTCGCACGCCACTTATCGCCTCGGCTATTACGCTCCGGACGATCCTGAGCCGGGTTCTGAGGCTGGTCGATGGCTCGCTAAGAGTATGAACCAGCCTTGGCTTGCCGGTCCATCCGAAGACATCTGGTGGTGCATGGCCTTCGTCAGTATGTGTTTCGACATGGCTGGCGAGATCGATGCCATCGGTGGATACAGCTACAACACTGATGTCACGAAGAACCGTATGGAGAAGGTTTCAATCGAGGACGCGCAGCGCGGAGACGTTGTGCTCTTCGATTGGGATCGGGACGGTCTGACCGACCATGTCGGCATTGTTGAGGCGAACCTCGGCGACGGCTGGCTTCAGACCATCGAAGGTAACACCTCTCCGTCTAACGCAGGCTCCCAGTCTGCCGGCAATGGCGTTTACCGTCGCCAGCGTTCTTTCGGAATCGACTGCGTCCTTCGACCTAAGTGGTCCGACGCAAATGACTCCGACGATTCGGATGGCGCGGACAGCCTGACCGATAAGTGGTGGGGCAGTGCTACCACCTACGCTCTCCAGGCATCCATGGGTCTTCCTGCTAATGGCTGGATTGAAGACCAGGACGAGGACAACGAAGAGTACTTCGAGCGTACTGGTACCGGCTGGGACTGGGTTGAAGATCCGCACGACGGTTCTGACACCATCGCAGAGCTTCAGCGTCGTCTCGACATCGAGGCAGATGGCATCGCTGGACCGGACACCGTGTCCGCACTCCAGAAGCACCTGCAGAACCGCGGGCATGAGCTCGACGTCGATGGATACTGCGGCTATCGCACGGTTGAGTGTCTCCAGTACGAGCTTGTCAACGGCACGCTCTGGGGCTGATCAAGAAAGGAGGGCCGTCATGATCGAGATGAAGTTCGACGCTGAGTTCGACATGTCAAAATGGTTGACACAAGTCAAGAACAAGAAGCTTCGTGACATACTGGCAACAGCCGGTGATCGCGGCGTGGCGGCCCTCCGGGCCAATACCCCGGTTGGTACCGGGAAGACTGCCGCCTCATGGCAGTATAAAGTCAAACAGACCAAGCGAGGCGTTAAGATCGTTTGGTATAACACAAACATTGTATCCAAGGTTCCAATTGCGATTATCTTGCAATATGGGCATGGGACTCGTCAAGGTGGCTACGTCCAGGGTAAGGACTATATCAACCCTGCGATGAAGCCTATCTTCGATGAAATCGACCGAATGGTTGGGAGGGCCATCAATGGGTAAGAGTATTGAGAACAAGGTCGTCTCCCTGGAGCTCGACGATTCGAAGTTCACAAGCCGTGTTGACGGCGTTCTCCATAATGTCGATCGCCTGAAGTCTGGAATGAACTTCAAGCAGTCGACTGACGGACTCGACAATGTCGGTAAGGCCGCTCAGGATGCTTCCAAGCAGATGGGCGGTATCGCGGATGGCGTTAAGAACATCAACACATCTGTTGTTAACAATTCCACGACCGCTGCCGCTGCAACAGCTAATGTTGGTGCAGCCGCTAAGATTTCGTCGACTAATTTTTCCATGCTCGCGGGTGCTGCTTCCGTGGCCATGGGTAACATCGCATCCAAGGCCCTTATGGCTGGAGGATCGGTGCTTTCCTCGTTCACGTTCGGGCCCATCTTGGACGGTTTCCGCGAATACGAGAACCAGCTTAATGCGGTTCAGACTATTCAGGCAAACACGTTCAGCAAGGGTGAGACCACTGCGACGATCAACGCAGCTCTCGACGAACTGAACGCTTACGCGGACCGGACCATCTACTCGTTCACCGAGATGACACGCAATATCGGTATGTTCACATCTGCGGGTGTCGGGCTGAAGGATTCGGTTGCCGCGATTAAGGGTCTGTCGAACGTCGCAGCGATGTCTGGCTCAACTTCTGAGCAAGCCGCAACGGCAATGTACCAGCTGTCACAGGCGCTTTCGACAGGCTCTGTAAAACTTCAAGACTGGAACTCTATCGTGAATGCCGGTATGGGCGGCGAGCAGTTCCAGGAAGCCTTGAAGCGTACGGCACGTACCTATGGTGTCGAAGTCGATAAGATGATCGACAAGGCAGGGTCGTTCCGTAACTCGCTTAAGGATGGATGGCTTACATCTGAGATCATGATCGAGACTCTGACCCAGTACACTGGTGATTTGTCTCGTGAACAGCTGCTCAGCGCCGGTTACACGGCCAATGACGCTGCGACGAAGGTCAAGACTTTCTCGCAGCTGATCGATACGACTGCCGAAGCGCTCGGTTCAGGATGGGCTTCCATCTTCCGAACCATCTTCGGTGACTTCGAACGTGCTCGTACCATGTGGACCGCAGTGTCCGACGTGGTGAACGGAGGTATCGGAACATTCTTCGACGCTCTTCAGGGCATTCTCGACCGCTGGGATGAACTCGGTGGTTGGGAGGAATGGTGGTACGGTCTCGGTGAACTCTGGACTGCTATCGCAAAGCCTCTCAAGGCTATCGGCGAAGGATTCTTCAGTGCCTTCCAGGGAGATGCAGGCAAGGCTCTGTACGATTTCTCATACTACTTCAGGCATTCGATCTCCCAGTGGCTTATGATGTCTGACGACTTCGCAAACAACCTCGGCAAGGTCTTCAAAATGGCAGGCGAATTGCTCTCGCCAGTTCTAGAAGTCCTCATCGGGTTCACCTCGGCGATTGTCCAGATTGGCGTGGCCGCATTTAAGATCGGTATGATCCTGGCAGGGATCTTCGTCAAGCCGATGATCCTTATCGCAGCTAAGGTCGGGGACATCGTCTCCGTCTTCAGCGATTGGTTTGGTCAAATGCTTGGTGGGATCGGCATCCTCGGAGGCCTTTCCAAGGTTCTCGACTGGATTGTCGATAAGTTCCAGAAGCTTGCCGACTGGATGTACGCTATTGCGGACGTCACGATCACACCGATCTTTGACGGACTCAAAGTCGTCATCGAGGCGGTGCTCAAGCCACTCGGCGAATTCATCGAGACCATCAAGAAAGCAACTTCAAACGTATTCAAGCCGTTCGGAGATGCAGTGTCGAACGTCTTTGGAGCGATCTTCGGTTTCGCTTCTGGAACCGGCGGTCCGATGGAGAAGATCAAGTCTGCTTTCGGCGGGTTTGGCTCGGGGTTCCTTGAGAACATGACTAAGCTCGCGGATGCTATAGGACCAAAGTGGTCTGAGAAGGTTAAGGCTTTCTCGGATTCGATTCTTCCGATCAGCGAGACCATCGGCAAACACCTTGGCGGGGCCGTTGAGAGCGCCGGTAAGGGGATCAAGAAGTTCTGGGATGATGCGTCACCTAGGATGGCAGAAGCTTGGTCTGAATCGTCTAAGCGAATGAAGGACTCAATTTCCGGGGTCGGCAAGGCTTTTGGTCGAGCCGGCGATACCATATCAAAGACGTTTGCTCCTCAGGTACGGGCCGTCAAGGACTTTGGTAATGCTCTCGGAGACATCTTCACCAACATCGGTGAGCATCTCGACAACAACACGTTCCTGTCGTCAATCGGCGATAGCTTCAAGAACATGATGAAGGCTTTTGGTCCTTTCGGATCTCTCATCAACGGAATCATCGATCTGTTCGGGAAGCTCGGGGATCTAACCAAGTCTATATTTGGTGGATTCGGTGATGAGGCTGATGGCGCGGCAAAGGGGCTCTCCACATTTGGGAAGGCAGCCTCTGATGCGTTCGACACTCTCGGAGTTGTTGGCGGGACCATCTACACCGCTGCCACGGGTATTGTTGAGTTTTGCTCGTCGGTTGTCGAGGCCATCGCGAATCTGATTGAATGGCTTACCAAGGGTATTGACAGTATCAAGAAGTTCGCGTCAGAATCTCAGGCATTCGATTCGTTCAAGAAGAACGTCGGCAAGGCATTTGACAACGCCGGATCGATGATCCAGACTTTCTGGTCTGGTCTCGGTTCCAGTCTTAAGGACCTGTCGATTTCTGATCTCTTGAGTGGATTGCTGCTCGGCGGCGGTCTAGGTATGGGGTTCAAGACTCTTCAGACCATGCTTGGTCAGTTCACGAAGGTAACTGACTCGTTCAGCGGTATGTTCGACAAGTTCGGCAAGATTGGTGACTCCATTTCTGGAGTCTTCAATTCGTTGACTAGTGCTCTGAAGTCCATGCAGGAAGTCATCAAGGCTAAGGCTCTTCGAGAGATCGCGATCTCTGTTGGTATCTTGGCTGGCTCGTTGTTCATCCTTGCAATGATCCCTGCTCCTCGACTGATTCAGGGTGCTGTTGCCATTGGTGTCTTGACTAAGATCCTTCTGGTTGCTCTCACCCAGATTTCCGAGATGAAGATCAACAAGATGCAGATCGCTGGCGTTATCGGAGCTGTTATGGCGCTGTCTGTCGCGATCCTACTGATGTCGATCTCCGTCGGAATTCTTGGCTCTATGAAGTTGAGCACTGTCACACAGGGTGTCGGCGCTGTCATGGCGCTGGTACTTGGCATGACTATGGCTGCGAAGCTCCTGTCCAAGGATTCCAAGACTATGATCCAGGGTGTCGGAACCATGATTCTCATGGCGGCAGCAATTAACATGCTAGTGATTCCGATCATCGCTCTTGGTCTGCTTCCAATTAAGGTTATTGCCCAAGGCGTTATAGCTGTCGGTGTCTTGATGGGAATTCTGGCCGGCTTCGTTCTTCTGATGAACAAGGTGGCTAGCGATCTCAGCAAAATGGCAGCCATTTCACTGATGATGGTATCGTTCGCGTTCTCGATTCAGATGCTCGTTGCGGCGGTAGCTGCAATGGGTTACATGGATACAACCAAACTGGTCCAAGGCATAACTGGATTGTCCGCGGTGGTTTTGCTTCTTGTAGCTATCGCGAATCTGATGCCGGCAACAGCCATTGTCGGAGCAGGTTCTTTGATTCTGACTGCATTCGCAATGAACATTGCAGTCGGGGCGATCGTGCAATTGGCAAACCATAGTTGGGGCGAGATTCTCAGCTCTATGGGCAAACTGCTACTTGTCGTTGCGGCTATTGTCGCGGTGGCATTTGCAGCTCAAGGTGCTTTGGTCGGTATCGCTTCGTTGACGTTACTGGCATTCGCCGTGAACTTGTTCGCGAGTGCTTTGAATAGCACAGCTGGTCTCAGTTGGGAAGCTCTCAGCAACGGCCTCTTGGCGATTGGAATCGGACTCGGTATTCTGATTGCGGCGGGGTATCTTGCCATCGGAGCTGCCCCCGGTCTGATTGCTTTGGCGGTCGCTATTGGCGTGCTCGGACTAGTGATTATAGGTATCATGGGCGCCATTACCATTCTGGTTGCGGTCTTCACCACGTTCATATCTGTTGTCGCTCTGGCCGGCCCAACTATCGGGGCTGGAATCGTCTCCATCGCAGCCGGCATCGCTTCCGCAGCAGCTCTTATCGCAGCGGCAGCACCTGCAATTCAAGCGGCGTTGGTTGGCATCTTCACGGCTATTGAGAACTCCGCACCAGCATTCGGTAACGCTGTTACTTCGCTGGTGAAGTCTCTTATTCCGGCTGTGAATGAACTGATTATCTTGGCTGGAGTTGCCATTAGGCAGTTCATAAGTCAGATCTATCAGATCATCAAGCAGAAGATGCCAGAACTTGTCGAAATCGTGGTTATCGTCATTTCGGGACTACTCCAAGCCCTTCGCAATGTCTGGCCTGAGTTCTTGAAGACGATTCTTGATATGCTGGTGCAGTTCTTCCAGGCGATTGCTGAGAACATCCCCAAGTTCTCAGCGGCTTTCCAGTCACTGCTGACAGGTTTCATCGATCTGATCAAGACGAATGTCCCTTTGATTGTTACTGCTTTCCTGGAATTGATACAAGCTCTGCTTGATGGTCTCACCACTAAGATTCCCGATCTGATGAAATCTGGAGCAAACCTTATCGCGGCGATGATCAATGGTATAGCCGCTCAGTCCGTGATCATCATCAACGCTGCTTGGGATGCTGTCATTACGTTCATCAATGGATTTGCCGATGCGATTGATCAGAAGGGACCGGAGCTTCAAGCCGCGGTCAACAAACTGATCATAGCCATCGTCAGATTCATCAAGAATGGTCTGACTGGTATGGCCAATACGTTCGCACCGCACGCGAGTTCCATCGGTCGCAACATCATCAACGGTGTTATCAACGGCGTGTCTGGCGCTGCTGGAGCTCTTTACAACAAGCTGCGCAATGTTGCCTCGAGTGCTCTTAGCTCGTTTAAGAGTACTCTGGGTATTCACTCGCCTTCGCGTGTATTCGCGACGGCGGCTGGATTCATCGTTGCGGGTATTGTCCAGGGTATCGACAAGAACCAGGATGACGCAGTTGATGCAATGTCTGGTCTGGGTAGTGAGATGGTCAATGCCATGAGCAACCTGGACGCCGATTGGAATCCGGTAATCAAGCCGACGGTTGACCTCTCTGAGGTGAATGGTCTGCAAGATCTCACGATGAATGACCTGAGTGCAAATGTTGTCGGAACATCAGTTCAAAATGGCAGCCAAACAGCGCAGGAAATTCGAGCTCTTCGAGATGAACTGCGCAACAACCAGAAGCCGATGGTCTTCAACCAATACAACGAATCACCAAAGGCGCTCGATCTCAATGACTTGTATCGTCAAACTGAGCGCCAACTCGAAAGAATGAAGAGGATGTAAACCACATGACATACACGAAGGTTCGACTACTCAACGATAACGGTTTGGAGCTTCCTCTGTATTTGAATCGTGTGGACCGGGGATGGGTTGCTCAGATCTTAAACGGATCTTTTGGTCCAAACAGGGAATACAACTTTACGGGAAATGTCGTTACATCGATGTCTGAACGGCAGATCGACATCAACATGCGTCTGACGCCCGCTGTCCCTATTCCCGAGCGACCCGCTAGGTATTTCCTCGATTACCTTTCATCTAAGAGGACCTCAAGCGTTGAACTTACGGACCCGTCACTCATAGTTCCGGTCGTCAAATACAAGTCAAACGAAACGACGACATACACCAGCCCGAATATCACTTTCGGTAGGGTCTCGCCGTTTACGCAATCTTGCGTCATTCGAGAACTTAAGTACAACTATACGGAATATCCAGCAACTATCGAATTCACCATTTCGACAAAACTGCCGGTCATGTATGGCTATACCTTCCAACTATACATGGGATTCGGGAACCAGAATTGGACTCAAGCACAGTCCGATATTATTTCAACAATCCAGACGATTGCTACAGAAATCGGACCAGTCGATATCCGTGAACTGAAACTCTCCCTACCCGCTATCGGAAATTCAAAATATAGAATTTTCGACGGCGATATGGACATGTTCGCGGCCATGCTTCAGGGTAACTCGTCCGGCAAACCCGGAGTGTTTACAATGAGTGGTCTACTCGACGGAACCCGACGATTTAATATTGAAGGAGGGTACGACGCAAATGCGGCTGCGTGCTACGCGTATGAATCGTATCCGGCTTTCGACATTAGGCAGCTCTCATCTTGGCTTAGGTACCTTAAAGAGCCACCGAAGATCAGCCTCGACGGTATCGGAAACGGTTATTGTAAGCTAAATATGGTTATGGTAAGAAAGAGTCTTTAACAATGCCTAATGTTGTTCAGGTGCTCAGCGGTAAATCGATGGGGACATTCTCCACAATTCCAGTTTTCGATACGCTGATCAAGGAGGGGTTGTACACCGCTTCGATGACGTTTCGATGCAAAGGGTTGTTTCCATATCCTCCAGGAACTGTCGCATGCTGCTTCGGGGGGACGCCAACCCCGTTCGTGGTAGAGGAAATATCGTACGAATCGCAAGGTATCAGTGAGGTTCGTTGCATCTCTGTTTGGGAACTGCTAAAGCGTCGTTCCAAATGCGGATCCTACGAGAATTACTATCCGAGCACATTCTCTCCCATTGCGACCTTCGAACGTTTTTTGAACGATATAAACAAAGACTCGAATCGATGGTTTGTTTATTGGTTACGGGCTTCTGTTCCGTCCGACCTAAACAGTTACGAGGACAAGTTCGACCCATCAACGAGTATATACGATGATATGTATAATGCTGCATTGTACAATCAATTGTATTTCACTTCGGCAATTACAGTGACCAAGAATAACAGTAACAATCTGGATATTACACTGTATGCCAAGTCATTGAACGACTCGTCAAAGATTCTTGATCTGGGGCCTCTAGATTCAGTATCGTCTAGACTGACTAGACGACTCCCAGGTGCCCCCACACACTGGTACATTGGAAAAACTAGTGACTACGGTATGTGGAAGATGGCGTCCAGAGGTCGTATTCGTACGTGGTATGAAAATCGCCCGTACATGCAAAACACGACCGACTGGCAAGGCGTATATCGTTACGAATCCGGAGTCTCCGGAAGTGACGATCGGCAATGGGGGCAAACCACCGAAGAGATTCGATGTGAGCCGCTTAGGTCGGTGACTGTCGACATCGACGAAGTTCAGTCCGAACGCTTTTACAGCCTGCCGATCGGACGACCAGTCTCGGGGACGATCATGGACGTTATGTTCACAGGATACGTTATCGAGAGAACTGTGAGCGGCGGAGATCTAACAACTTACTCAATCAAGATTCAACCGGATCGATTCTACAAATATGGACAGGAGGTAACCGATAAGTGGATTTAACAAAGATCGCCGAAATGGCGAATCCGTTGATCACAACATTACTCAGTGGTCCTGGAATTTGGGCGTGGTTGAAAACACGAACTACACGTAACCAATCTGAAGGCAGACTATTGCTACATGTTGCCAAGACTCAACTTGTGTCGCAAGGTCGCAAATACCTAAAGCGCGGTTACATCACAATGGACGAGTATGAGGAATACGAAGCTGAGTACCAGGTATATTCCAATCTTGGCGGAAACGGTCTTGCTCGTCGCATATTCGAACAGGTAGATGATCTACCCATGTTACCTAAAGACACTGTAAAGAAGGAGAACCGATGAACAATCAGACCTACGATATTCTCAAGCGCATGGCGCTCATTGTCATCCCAGCACTCGCGACGTTTGTTAACGCGGTCGGTATCGTGTGGGGCGTCCCGTACACCAACGAGGTAACCGCGACAATCACCGCATTCGGAGTCTTACTCGGGGCTACTCTTGGAGTCTCTTCGAAAAACTACACCCCCGAGATGCACGGTAACCTCGTGGTGACGAAGCATGACGACGTCTACGCGGACTTCACAGCCGAGCCTGCGAACCTCAAGGACGGTGACACCATCGTCCTGAAGGTGTCCAAGCCCGAGGCATAAGAAAAACGTTCGGCATAGTGAGTACTACCCACTCTACATGAAAGGACTCACCATGTCTAACGTCGAACGCCTCTACGAACCTGAGGACCTCGAGAACGAGGTGCTTAACTGGCTCGGTGGAGAGGACCCGTCGACCAGTGAGTACACCACTGCTGTTGGTAACCTCGAACGACTGCACAAGCTCGTTAAGGATAATGACCTTAAGGAAAAGCTTATGCCTTCGTCCGAGACTATCGCCAACGGTGTGGTGTACTTGCTCGGTCTTATGGCGGTCCTCAACTACGAGCAGACCCACGTTCTTGCCTCAAAGGCATTTTCGATGCTGAAGTTCCGTAAGTAGAACTGCTCGAAAGTCTATAACCCTAAAATCTAGGATTATAGACTTTTTACTACTGCATATTTTACACAACTAATAATGAGAACTATCAACCCTCTTTGAAAGGAACCATCATGTTCAACGCACTCACCATCACTGTCTGCATTCTCCTCATCCTCTCTTTCGCCTACAACATCTGGCTCGCCTATGTTGCAGACCGCTACGAGACCACCATCAAGAAGGTGGGCGCCTCGTATGTCCGCGCATACCGCGACCTCGCTGAAGGCAACACCAAGGCTGAGGTGCTGGACACCCTCATGCGTGACATCGATCACGACCTCAATGACTGAAACCCCTCAACCCCTATAGCCCCTAACACGGGTTATAGGCTTTGACAGCATATTTTACGCGGCGAATAATGAGAACTATCAACCCTCTTTGAAAGGACCACTCTCATGTCGAAGCACGCTTACTCCTTCGTTGCCGCCGCTACCCTCGCGATTGCAGCACCTGTATTCTACAACCTCGGCAGGATTGAACGCACTGTATTCTACAGCAAGACGTTCAACTACGCCTGCTACGGTAAGAACCAGATGCTCCGCAAGCTCTGCGTGGAGCTCATCAACAAGGATCTCAAGCTCACCATGAGCCTCCCCGACCTTGAAGAAAACTGAACCCTCAATCCTATAACCCTTAACACGGGTTATAGGCTTAAACCGACGCAAACTTTACCTAACTAATGATGAGAACTATCAACCCTCTCCGAAAGGAACTCCCATGTTCAAATACTTCCCCGGCATTACTGTCGCCACCCTCATCTCCCTGACCATCGGCCTCGCTTATGGATGCTGGTCTACCACTGAATACTACAAGTCTCTGGTAAAGACCTCCTACACCTCCGATGATCCGGAAGAAGTTAAGAAGGCCAACCAGACTCTGTGCCGGCAGCTACACCTCAAGGTGCAGTACCCCGACGAGAACTGATCTCACCAATACCTATACACCCCACACGGTGTATAGGCTTTAAAAAGTCAAAATAGGAGTCAAACATGCTTGCAATTCTCTTGACGATCATTGCCACCGCCATACCCTTTACTGTATTGTTCGGTCTGAAGTTATTCGGCACCATTGCTGAATATCAGGAGAACCCCGTGATCGATCTCGTCGAAGAGCTTCGCAAAAAACACTCGAATACTAATGAGAACTAACCACTCAAGAAAGGATCTCACCATGTCCAACTCGAACGAACTCGAAGAGACCACCCCGAAGACCCCTCTCCTGGACCGCGTCAAGACGGTCGCCGAAAAGACCCTCCCGGTTGCCAAGGTTGCTGCCTTGAGCTCCGTCGTCATCTTCTTTGGCGCCATGACCGTTGCCGGTCTGCGAACGTCCTCGGACTCCTCTGAAGACGAGTGACACTATCCTCTGAGAACTCTATCTCAACCTATAACCCCTAACACGGGTTATAGGCTTTGACAGCATATTTTACGCGGCGAATAATGAGAACTATCAACCCTCTTTGAAAGGAACCCCCATGTTCTACGACATTATCATCACCGCACTCGCCATCGCCCTTACTACATATGTTTGGTACACGATTGGTTTCGCGTTCTGCCGCTTCGGTATTGTTAACTTGCTCACCAAGGTTAGCATCCGAAACCGGATCGTTCGCGAGATCGTCTTTACCATCATCAGTATCACGGTGGTGCCCATTTGCGCGCTGTACCTGATTGTCACCAGTGCATGCGTCACCCTTGACCTCGACTGACTCTCACCCCCTATACACCATACACGGTGTATAGGCTTTATCCTGAAAGGAAGCACACCCATGACCATGCGAAAGATCTTCAATCTCTCCGAAGTCGACCTCAGTGTTCGCGAAGGATCACTCATCTCGATCACGGTTGCTCACTCGACTCCCGTCCGCCCGAACGCTCTCGAGACGACTGCTCTCGGGGTGCTCATAGGCAAGCATATCGACGGTAAGGTGCTCAAGCCTCTGCGCGTCATGCCGTACAACTATGAGGACATCTACTTCACTGACGGATCTGGAGAACGTCTCCTCATCTCTAGGGATGAGGCCGATAAGCCTGACGCGAAGTACGCGATTGTCCCGTTCCGGTTCATCATGACCGATCGTCGTCGGGCATTTGAGAAGAACATCGTCATTGTCGACAACACTGAGCTCCACGAGCCCTACATCATGGTCGACTCACTCGCGGTCGGATCGGATCCTAACTTCATTCCGATCGCAGCAACCTCCATCCTCGGTCTCGATCTCGCCGAGTACATCGCCAACCTCTGATCATCAATCAACCTCCATACTTTCAAGAAAGAAGCACAACCATGTCCATCAAGAATACCATCAAGCTTGCCATGAACTGGATCAAGTCCAACCCTCAGATCCTGATCACGGGCCTGGGGATTGCCGCCTCTGTTGCGACCGCTATTACCTCCGGTAAGGCCCACGCCAAGGCTATCGCCGATGACAACGGCGCATCCAAGAACCTGCTGGACTTCGCCAAGCGAAACTGGATGACCTATATCCCCGCTGCAGCCAGCCTGGGCGTCACGATCTTCGCGATCGTCTCCCTCCACAACGTCACCTACAAGAAGTACCAGGCTCTCGCTGCTGCGTACTCCATTTCTCAGATGAACGTGTCCGAGCTCCGCAAGAACGTGCTCGAGCAGGTCGAGGTCATCAAGAAGGGTGGCAAGCCTGCCGACAAGAAGGCTGCTGAGAAGAAGCTTCCCGAGGGCTCGATGGTCATTTTCGGTGATGAGGAGGTCCTGTGCAAGGACGCCATCACCGGACGCACCTTCCGTTCGACCGCGGAGAAGATCCGTGGCTACTGCAACAACATCTCCGAGGACCTGCTGAACTTCGGTCCCTGCCCTCTGAACGACTTCTACGCTCAGATTCACATCGGTGAGACGGGCATTGGCGACGAGCTCGGCTGGGATGGCGGCGTAACCGTCAAGCCCGAGTTCCGTCCGGTGCTCCTGCCCTCCGGTTCGCCCGCGATTGAGGTCGCTCTGACGCCTGCTCCTCAGCCGAACTGGTTCAAGATCGGTTGAAGAGCCGTGACCAAGGATAATAAGGTCACTTTCACGGACGAGCCAATCGAGTATTCAGATCCTCCAGAATACTGGCCAAGTACAAAAAACGGGAGTTCTAATGAGAACTAACCCTCAAGAAAGGACCCCCCATGTACACCTTCGGAATCATGCTTGGCTTCTTTGGCGTTTGCTGCGCCCTCGATCCCAACCGTGCCCGTAAGAAGGCATACAAGAACTCCCAGTCCCGTAACTGAGACACCCTCGCCCTATAACCCATAACACGGGTTATAGGCTTTGTCCAAACTGAAGAAGATCATCTGCATATTCATCTTCTCCGCATCTGAAAGGAAGTCACTACAATGGAAACCTTCGGCACTATCATCATGCTCATCATCATCCTCGCCTTCTTCTCCTTCATGACGGTCATCAACGCGATCACCAAGATCCTCGGTGGAGGTACTGGCAAGATCGCTGCTACCGGCTTTGTCGGCTTCCTCCTTCTCAAGGCCTTCGGCCCGAAGCTTGAGAAGTACATCGAGGAGTACCGCAACCTCAAGAACAAGTGACCACCCAAACCTTAGTATTCGGAAGGAAAAAACATGAATCGCACACTTGCGTCTATCGGCATCGCTGCAGCAGTTGTCTGCGGATCAGCCACACCTGCTCTCGCAGCAGACAATCCCATTGACGCCAAGATCACCAACATTTCCTCGGGAAGCTCTCAGGTGTCCTCGCCCGTCACAGTCAAGGGCTCTTGGTCCACCAAGAAGCTCGAGGTCGGACAGTCCTTCAAGGTTACGTCTGACGTCATCAACTGGGCGTACGACTTCCCTTTTACCCTGGATTCCGGTGACAAGATCGGCTCCTGCAAGACCGACAAGGGTATTCTCACCTGCACGGTGGACAACGTCCCGGATTCGGTCGCCACTAAGACCGATATTTCCGGCACGTGGTGGACCACCGCTCGTCTTCGGGAGTCGGTTGTCGGCAAGAAGCGGGGGGAGATCTCCATCGGAGGCCGAGCCTGGCCGTTTGCCTTCGGAGACAAGGACTGGGATGGCGCCTGCGACAATGACTGCAACGGCGGTCACTACGATGACGCTAAGCCCGAGAACTCGAAGTGGGGCTGGGTCAATCCTGATGGCTCCACTTCTTGGATGATCACGTGGATCGCTGAGCCCGGGGTTAAGTACACCGTCCACGACGGGTACACCAAGCTCAGCACGTCGGTTAAGTGCGCCAAGGGCGATACCTGGGACCCCAACACGACTGTGTATATCTCAGCCATTCCGGTCGACGATTACACAATCGAGTTTGTGGCCCCTGGGGGCGTGAAGACGTGTGTCACTTACACTCCCGAGCCGATGGACACGCCGGCAGGAGCTAAGACTGCGACTAACGTCGCTGACGTGAACGGTATCAAGCTCGAGCGCACAATCGAGGTCACGGTCAACGGTGGAACTAATGGAGACGGAACTACGCCGACTCCGGCACCTTCTCCTTCCGTGACTACTCCTACGCCGAACCCGACCACGACAACGCCAGTGCCGGTTCCCTCGGTTACGACTCCGGCACCGCAGTCCGGAACGAACACCCCTTCACCTAAGCCGTCTCACTCTGAGACGACCGTCCCTTCGACCCGACCTACCGTGAAGGCCGAAACACCCAAGACCAGCGAGACCAAGCTCGCTAAGACCGGAACCAACGCGGGAGTTCTCGCGGTTCTGGTCCCCCTGATCGCTGCCGTCGGCACGATCGCATACCTCGCTTCTCGAAAGGAAGACATCTGACATGCAGTCCCTCAAGGTTAAGTACACCAACTTCTTTGGTGAAGAGACCGAGGAAACCCTCCACTTCCACCTGTCCAAGGGTGAGCTCATGAACATGGAGCTCCAGACGCCTCCGCTCTCTGCGAAGATCGCCACGGTCAACTCCGGCGGCGCCTCTCCGATGGACGCATATAAGCTCCTTCAGGAGTTCGTGGGCGCTGCCTACGGTGAGCGTTCTGAGGACGGCAAGCGTTTCTTCAAGGATGAGCGTGCGACCAAGGCGTTCCTTGCTTCGCCTGCGTTCGACGCTCTCCTGGACAAGCTCGGTGAGGATCCGAAGTTCTCGAACAAGTTCATTGCCGGCCTCTTCCCCGAAGACCTGATGGGTAAGGCCCGCAAGCTGATCGACGAGAACCCGGACGCCTCTCTCGAGGACCTTCGCAAGATGGCTGAGGGTATCTGATGCCGGACATCGTCCCCATCGAGCCTACTCGGCCCACTGAGGTCTCCCTCCCTGGCAACACTGATAAAGCCAAGGAGGGGGCCTCCCCCGAGAAGAAGGTTATTGCCAAGGCTAAGGTCCAGAAGAAGTCTGCCATCAAGGAAGCTCTTCAGACCTTCTTCGCTCAGGATCTCCCAGAGATTGCTGAGCATCTTGTTATTGACGTGGCTATTCCGGCTGCTAAGAACGCCATCACTGATATGGTGACTCAGGGTATTCAGCAGCTGCTTTACGGCGAAATCGATCCCAGGCGTCGTTCGACATCTGGATACACGTCATATTCTAACTCGTCTCGCGACTATCGCGGGAGAGACCACTACGAATCACGTCGATCTGAGCGTCGTGAACCTCGTCAGCCGAAACCCACGAACATCGAGGACCTCGTGTTCGACACTCGCGGCGATGCCGTTGACGTGATCGAATTCATTGCTGAATCCATAGATCAGTACGGCCAGGTCTCTGTCGCAGATCTGATGTCGTCTGTCGGTATTCAGCCCCGATACACCGATGAGCGCTGGGGTTGGACTACAATCGACGCGTTCGAAATCCGACAGATCAGGGAAGGTTGGCTCGTCTCTGCCGACCGTCCCGAACCCATCAAGTAACATATTTGCTCAGAAAGGAGCACATTCAAATGTCTATCACGACCGCTTTCCACACGGGCATGGCTCGCATCTCGAAGCACGCCCCCACCATTCTCTCCGTCACTGCCTCTGCTGGCGTCGTCGCAACCGGATATCTCGCATGGCGAGCCGGAACTCGATTCGAGGACTGCGAGTGCCGCGACTGGGATCGCCGCAAGGAATGCATCCGAAACGCAGACCTGATCGCCGATGAGGACGTCCACAAGATCGAGATGAAGAACCGCGTTCTCTTCATCCTCGACACGGCCTACACCTGCGCGCCTGCTGCGATTGTTGGTGCGGCCACGATCGCGATGATCTACTTCTCGAACTCGATTTCGAAGAAGCGTCTGGCCGCTGTCGGCGCAGCGTACACTGCTCTCCAGACCGCGTTCGACGGCTACAAGAAGACCATGGTCGACGCGCTCGGCAAGGAGACGGTCGAGAAGATCACTCGTCCGAAGCTGCCCAACTACGACAAGACGGCTGAGGAGATCCTCTCTTCCGACAACAAGTCGGATGCTGCTGCAGTCGCCGATGCGGTCATCGCGTCCATTGTCGACCTGTCGCCCTACGCGCGTATCATCACCGAGGAGTCCTCGAACTGCTGGGATGAAAACGAGGACTACACCTCCGAGACCCTCGCTGCAGTTCAGCTGTGGGCCAACCGTCGTCTCGAGCGTAAGGGTCACCTGTTCCTGAACGAGGTCTACGATCAGCTTGGCCTGTCTCGCACTCGTGAGGGTGCGGTCGTCGGTTGGATCAAGAACTCTGAGGATGGCGACAACTACGTCTCGTTCGGAGACTACGACGCAAACATCTACCGAGTCCCGAGCGACGACTACTCTCGTGTTGACTCGAACTTCATTGTCGACTTCAACGTTGACGGAATGATCTGGGACAAGATCTGACATGCACTACACATCCTGGCTTATCAAGCGAGGGTGTCTCGAGAACTACTCGGAGCTTGCTTCGGTGTGGGACGAACTCGATTTCGTGTGGTATATTCCTAAGGATGAAGATAAGGCCATTCAGGCTCTTCGTATGAGGGATGAATACTGCTATGAAACGGGCATGCCCTCGCCGAGGCAAGCTCCGGCTTCATTCCTTGAGGTCTTTGTGAGCATTACCGATACCTTGACAGCCATGCTATACCAGGATCGGGAATCGTTCACAAAGTCTATTCTTCTGAACGTGGGCGCTCGTTCATATTCTGACGACGGGCGCCTACCTTCAGAGATCCATGAAGAGGCACTGATCATTGCAGAACGTGTGATGTACAGGACCTACTCGAGGAACGGAACCGGCGGATTATTCCGTATACCGGGGGAGGATACTCTTGAGATGCCCTTAACGACCCAGATGATTCAGTGGGCCAACTTGTACGATCCATATCACTAAAGGAGGCCACAGGAGGTGGACTTTTACGAGATTGAAGCAAACCCCATTCGAGGCCAGATGGGTTTTATGGAGGTAGCTCCATGGTTCCGTAACGTCGATTCTCGCGATATCATGTTGCGCGATGGTGACTTCATCGCTATCTGGAATCCAAATACAGGTCTTTGGTCTAAGAATGAATTCGATGTCGTCGACCTAATCGACAGTGACGTTCGAAAATATGTCGAGAACTCGCACGTTCAAAACATGATTCCAAGATTCTGTGTATCCGAAAGGGATGGGGTTTGGAAACGATACCGACAGTGGTCTAAGAACATGGTCAATACCGATCATCCACTCGATCGGAATCCAGTATTTCTGAATACTGTAACTCGTCAAGAAGACCATGTATCGTATCGCTTGCCATATTCTCTCGAAGATGGTGTGCCAGTCAACTGGTCGAAACTCGTTGACACGCTTTATGATCCATCGGAACGCGAGAAAATCGAATGGGCCATCGGGTCTGTTCTGACTGGAGACAGTCGGACCATTGACAAGTTTCTAGTGTTCTATGGAGACCCCGGATCAGGTAAATCAACGATCTTGAATGTTATGCAAAAACTCTTCGGAGATTTCTGCGTACCATTCGACTCTGAATCACTCGCGCAACGAAGTAACTCGTTTGCGCTCAGTGCATTTGCGGATGATCCATTGGTGGCTATTGAACACGACGGTGATTTGAGTCGTATCGAGACAAATACTCGTTTGAACTCGATCATCTCGAATGAGATTCAGCTCGTTAACGAAAAGTTCAAGAAGCCTCGGTCTCTACGTATCACCACAATGCTAATTATGGCATCGAATAACCCCGTCAAGATCACCGATGCGAACTCGGGTATTCCACGACGTCTACTTGATGTGTCACCATCCGGACGGCGTTTATCCATAAACGAATACCGCGAGGTTATGGATGTCGTTTACCACGAACTCGGAAGTATCGCTCAACACTGTATTAACGTGTACCGTAATCTGGGTCCGGATTACTACCGTAACTACAGGTCTCGCACGATGATATCTGAAACGAATCCTGTATATAACTTCGTGATGGAGGCATATGAAGACTGGGGTCCCAACGATACGGTGACGCTTGCGAAGGCATATTCCGATTACAAAGAATATGTCAACGAGACTGGTATTCAGTATTTGATGCCACGATATCGGTTTAGAACTGAACTTCGTCGATATTTTCGAGAGTTCCATGATCGGATTCAGCTTGACGGCGTTCGATATCGGAGTCTGTTCATCGGTTTTTGCAGTGACAAATTTGAAAATCAGCCGAACGAATCAAATCCAGTCAAAACCGATAACTGGCTAGATCTGTACCCTGGCCAGACATCCATATTTGACGAATACTTCGGGGGATGTAAGGCCCAATACTCGTCCGAAAAAGGAACACCTAAGAAAGCCTGGGCAAATGTCGACACGACACTCGTCGACATAGTATCGACCGAAGAACATTATGTTCTCATGCCCGAGGAATATGTTTGCATTGACTTTGATCTGAAAGGAGACAATGGTGAAAAAGACCTCAATGCTAATCTTCGCGCTGCTTCTGCTTGGCCTCCGACGTATGCAGAAACGTCGAAAAGCGGCGGCGGCATCCACCTCATCTATCGATATTCTGTCGATAAAGATACCCTTGCTGAATATTCACCTGGAATTGAAATCAAACGATTCCGGGGGAACGCATCTCTTCGGAGACGACTGTCCCTTCACAACGGGCGAGGTATCGAGGATTATCCGGGAGACCTCCCAACAAAGGCCCCTAAGATGATCAACAAGAAACACGTCCAGGATGAGAACCATCTCAGAGCTCTAATCGCCAAGGCGCTCCGTAAGGAAGTGCACGCGAATACTGCTCCAAGCGTAGACTTCATCAAGAGTATTCTTGACGAGGCTTTCAAGTCTGGGATCACATACGATGTAACTGACGCTCGAAACGCAGTGACCTCTTTCGCGATGTCTTCGACAAACCAGTCCGATCGCTGCCTTAAGATGGTCCAGCAGATGCACTTCATGTCTGAAGACAAGGCGGAGGTAGCTGAGGACGGAAACGGACGCATCGCATTTTACGATGTTGAAGTCTTCCCGAATTTGTTCGTCATCTGCTATAAATTCCCAGGAGAGGATTATGTTCATTTCTGGACAAATCCTTCGGTTAAGGCAGTGAAATCGTTGTTTGATCTTCGGTTGATTGGCTTCAACAATCGTAAGTACGACAACCACATCCTATATGCGGCTTCGCTCGGATATTCGAACGCAGAACTATATGAGGTGTCTAAGCGGATCATTAACAACGAGAAGAACGGGACATTCCGTGAGGCATACAATCTCTCATACACGGATATTTACGACTTCTCAACAAAGAAGCAGAGTCTCAAGAAGTGGGAAATCGAGCTCGGGATTAAACACCTGGAGTCTGATTACCCCTGGGATGAGATGGTTCCGGAGGACCTTTGGGATGACATCGTTGACTATTGTAAGAACGATGTGAAAGCTACTGAGATGGTCTTCGATCACCTCGCAAGCGACTGGGGCGCTCGTAAGATTCTTGCCGAGCTCTCGGGTCTAAGTGTCAATGACACCACAAACCAGCACACCTGTGCTCTTGTGTTCGGTAAGGAGCGCCAACCTGACAAGTCGAAGTTCGTATACACCGACCTCAGCGAGACGTTCCCGGGATACACCTTTGACAAGTTCAAGGGATCGTCATATCGTGGGGAGGATCCGGGTGAAGGTGGGTATGTCTACTCCGAGCCGGGCTACTATGAAAACGTAGCCCTCCTAGACGTCGCGTCGATGCATCCGACGTCTATTGAGAAGCTCAATCTGTTCGGTCCTTACACTCAGCGCTATAGCGAGCTCAAGCAAGCTCGTGTAGCGATCAAGCACAAGGACATGGACGCGTTGAACAATCTCTTCGACGGGCGTCTTGTCGAGATCGCGAAGAACTACGATCTTGACGAACTCGGAACAGCTCTTAAGATTCCGATCAACTCCATGTACGGGCTTACTAGCGCTAAGTTCGACAACCCCGCGTGGGATCCTCGGAATGTTGACAACATTGTCGCGAAGCGAGGTGCACTGTTCATGATTGATCTCAAGCACTATGTGCAGGATGAGCTCGGTCTGACCGTCGCCCATATCAAGACGGACTCCATAAAGATTCCAGGGGCCACGCCTGATGATATTCAGAAGGTGATGGACTTCGGCGCTCGATACGGTTACGACTTCGAACACGAAGCTACCTACACCAAGATGTGTCTAGTCAACAAGGCCGTGTATATTGCGAAGTATGCATTTCCTCACGAAGGTGAATGGACTGCTACTGGTAAGCAGTTCCAGGAGCCTTACGTATTCAAGAAGCTCTTCACGAAGGAGTCGATTGAATTCGAGGATTACATCCAGACCAAACAGGTCAAGACCGCAATGTACCTGACGTTCCCAAATGGAGCTAAGCACTTCGTTGGTAAGGTCGGTGCGTTCGTGCCGATCAAGCCTGATCGAGGTGGAGCTGAGCTCCTTCGAATGAACAACGAAGGAGATATCAAAGACGCCGTCGTTGGGACAAAGGGCTATTTCTGGAAGGAAGCAGAGATGGTCCGATTCATGCATCAGGAGCAGGACGTCGATACGTCTTACGCCGAGATGCTTGCCGATGAGGCAAAACAAACGATCGAACAATTCGTCGATCTTGAAACATTGTGCCGCTGAGAAAGGAAATCAACATGGCATTCACCAACACCCCTTCCGATCTGGTTATTGAAGACGCTCGTCTGCTCTTTACGAACTTCGCCGGGTCTCCGACTCGATTTAACCCGAACGGAAAAAAGCGCGAATTCTCGGTCGCGATCCCTCTGAATCTCGTCGAAGATCTCGAGCGAGACGGTTGGAACGTAAAGTACCGCAAGAATCAGGATGGCGAGTTCGATCCCGAGCGTCCTTACCTCGGCGTCAAGGTCTCATACAAGTTCCGCGCGCCGGCCATCTGGCTCGTCACGGGCGGTCGCAAGCAGCTCCTCAATGAGGACACTGTCGGCACCCTGGATAATATCACCATCAAGACTGCTGATGTGGTTATCCACCCGTCGCTATACGACATCCGTGGTCAGAAGGGTATCTCTGCGTATGTGAAGGAGCTGTATGTCGTGATGGACGACGAATCAGCTTCATTCGCGGCAAAGTACGCGGATCTCGACTGATCATATTTTAGGGCGGGGGTGGGCTGTAAAAGGTTCGCCCCCGTCTTAAAGGAAAAGAGCAACTCATGTACGTTGAAGATTCTGAAAACTGGTCGACAGTCCCGGGCTTCCCACACTACGAAGCAAACCGTCTCGGCATGATCAAGCGTAAGGATACTGGTGTAATCCTGAAACCATTCAAGCGTCGATCAAAGTCATACTATGTTCGACTGTACACAACTCCCGGTGAGGCTCGAGAACGTTCGGCCGCATCGGTGGTCTGGGCTGCCTTCTATAAGAGGTGGCCCGACAGGGGTCTATACGTATGTCACGCAGACGGAGACCTCGAAAACAATTCGATCGATAACCTGTTCCTGGGGACTCGATCGGATGTCCGGAAGACTCAGAGGCGTCGAGATGACGTTATCTGGGCACAGATATTAGAGGAAGGAGAACTGGTTCTATGAGTAACTGGTTCGAAACCATTGTCCCGAATGACCGTTCATGGTCACGTGAAAATATCAAGCTGGGCAAGGAACTCAAGAAGGGTGGTGCGCAGGACATTGCGCGATACCTTTCCACAGTCCTTGAACGCTCGGATGATCCTGAACTTGATCGAGACAACTTCACTGCGGTTGTCAACATCAATAACGGCTTCATTCCGGCCAACGGCGACTATTCAGGGTTCTCGATTCAGATCGAGGGCATTGTCATGGGCGAGCAAGTCAATAAGACTGTCAATGGTAGTAGCGACCCCGTGACTACTGAATACGTCTGGTATGTTCGCAAGATCACATTCTTTGTAAGCGGTCGTAACACTAACGACAAAACTAAGGAAACTGTGATCGACGCCGGAGATGACTGGATCATGAGAGCCACTACCCACGGCGATGACGACGAACCCGGATTCGGCAAGGGCGCTAAGTATGGCTCGTGGTGGGCCAACAACGCTGAATTCAACCCGAAGATTACAGTCGCCTCCCGACGTTCTATCAAGGAAGCACTTAGGAAAGACCCTGGAACGGAGCAGCTCTGATGGCACAGATCAATGATAGCATGAAGACATATCTCAAGAGCCCTGAAGCTAAGTTCAACCGAGAGCCTAAATCTGAGAAGGTCATTAACGGTGGCATCCTGGCCCTTGCGAAGCGAGCGGTCGGGAATGCCATTGCAGACGACGAGCCTTATACCATCCGGATCAACTTCCAGAATGGTCGGATCGTCGGACCTGGAGCAAACCCACGTTTGTCTGTGGAGCTTCTCGATGGGCGTGCATCTACGCCCAAGATTGACCTTCCCCAGAATAGTACCATGGTCTTCCTCGAACTCAAGACGCTTGTCGCTGAAGGGTTCGCCCCAATCACGAACGGTGACTCCTGGGTTGCTCGTATCAAGATTGATGGCAATGTGGTTAAGACCGCATTTGTCAACCGCGATTTCGGCGAGGGAGACCGAGAGCTGATCGAGACGGCCCTGCTTCGTGGGTTCGATGCACAGATCCAGATGTGATACAAGATAGGAGATATTCAACATGGCATTCAAGACGATGATAGGTCCCGACCTCAATGTGACCAAAGAGACGTTTGATACTTCGCCCCGAAATAACCCGCCAGCCGATTTCTCACCTCTGGTGTTGATGGGATACGACGCGACCATTGACGGCGTGCATTCTTATATGAAGGACGGCTACTGGTATGTCGACTGGATGGAGTGCACTTCGCTTTTCGGCCACACGACTATTAGTGCTATGAGTCCATTCTCGTGGGAATGGATTGCACGGTGCTCGATTGATGGTGGTGGATGGGTTCGCGAAAACGTAGAGTTCTACCACGCCATCCCTGAGGAGATTCGCGAGCGATTGTTGTGTCTCCTATTCGATGATGACGAATAAACTATATTCGCATCAGGAAGAGGCCCTGAGGCTCCTGCATAGTGGTAATGTCCTGGTCGGCGGTGTCGGCTCGGGTAAGTCACGTGTGGGGGCCTCATGGGCCCTTTCTCGGGCAGATGTAAAGAAGATCGTCGTGATCACCACAGCTCGGAAACGTGACTCCCTAGAATGGGAGGGTGAGTTCGCTGCGCTTGGTGCCAAATGCGATGACGTGACGATCGAGAGCTGGAACAATGTCTCAAAGTTTGCGGATTACCGCGATCATGTGTTCATATTTGATGAGCAGCGTGTTGTTGGATCTGGTGCTTGGGTTAAGAGCTTTCTCAAGATATCGAAGCGCAACCTGTGGATCTTACTGAGCGCAACGCCGGGGGATACGTGGCTTGATTATGTACCCCTGTTCATCGCGAACGGGTTCTACAAAAACAGAACTGCATTCTCAGAGCAACACATTGTTTGGGATCGGTTCGCGAAGTATCCTAAGGTGAAACGATTCGTCAACACGGGTGTTCTCGAATCTCGCAGACGGCGCATCATTGTGCCGATGCCTGCTGAGAGACATACGAGACGCAATCGCAAGGATATTTACGTACCCTTCGATCGAGACGAATACGATCTGATCGTCAAGAAGCGGATGGATCCTTGGACGAAGGAACCGATTCGAAACGCAGCGGGAGTGTGTTATGCTCTACGACGTAGTGTGAACTCTTCTGGCAACAGATTAGATCAGTTGCGGTCAATTGTGAAAAAGAGACACAAAGTGATCGTGTTCTACAACTTCAACTACGAACGAGACGAGTTACTGAAACTCAAGGATGAATTCGTAGTAGCTGAGTGGAACGGTCACGCACATGAACCAATACCCGAGGGAGACTCTTGGGTATATTTGGTTCAATACACGGCGGGGGCTGAGGGATGGAACTGTGTCGAGACCGATACGGTCGTGTTCTACAGCCTCAACTACTCATACAAGGTGTTGGAGCAGGCCGAAGGTCGGATCGACCGCATCAACACACCATACACTGACTTGTGGTATTACTACTTCAAGTCGGAGTCTGGAATCGATTCCGCTATCTCAAAGGCAGTGGCCGAAAAGGCCACGTTCAACGAGCGTGTATTCGCTCACAATCTGTAAAGGAGCGCCATCATGGCACAGAATCTGGTAATGTTCGATCCCGCCGACAACGAGTGGTGTGTTGTCTGTCGTATTGGGAGCGTTGGAGATACTCCTAAGACCACCGTCGCATTCTACAAGACTCGAGATGATGCAAACGAGGCCG